ATCATGAGCAAGCATATCAAGGTGAAACTGCCGATGCTCATCGGAGACCGGCACTTTCACCCGATTCACGATCCCATCGCCGAAGTCGACGATAAGACCGCCGCCCGCATCGTCGGCCTCGGTCAGGCCGAGTTTCTCGCGGCCGTCCCGGGGCCTTATCCACTTCCCTATCCGAAGCAAGCCGATCCGGACAGTCCCTCCTCAAAGGCCACCGAAGCCAAGCCGAAAGGCGCGGGCAAGGCCACGGCCAAGTAGGCCAGTAACCCCACCCCATGCGACTGATTCAGACCGCACCACCCCAGGCGTCGCAGACCGGGACCACGACCGCCGGATCGGCCGTGGTCACCGGTTTCACCAACACCGCGCTCTTCCGGGGCGCAGTGCTCGCCACAGGCGCGAACCTCGCCCCATCGAGCTACGTGATCTCCGTCGATAGCGCCACGCAGATCACGCTCAGCAGCCCCGCCGTCGCCACCGGCGCGGGAACCCTCACGTTCGGGCTCGAGCCGATCACGATTCCCGAAGCAAAACAGCATCTCCGCATCACGTTCACGAACGAAGACACGTTCATCGGCGACCTCATCACGAGCGCTCGCTATCACCTGGAAAACCGGCTCCGGCAAAGCTTCATCACGCAGTCCTGGACTCTCTATCTCGACAGTTTCCCGTCGGCGGGCGGTTACTATAACCGAGCGATCCGCGAGTCATGGCCAAGCCTTGGAGGCCTTCCCAGCGGCCTCGGTTTCTATCCGGGAATGGTCCCGAATAGCACCGGCGTGATCAACATCCCCAACCCGCCGCTCATCTCGCTCGACTCCGTCACCTACTACGATTTCAGCAACACGCTTCAGACCGTCTCGACGAGCGCTTACATCGTCAGCCTCGCGACCCCCGCGCGGATCCAGCCGCAATATTCCAAGGTCTGGCCGATCGCCAAGCCCTCGATCGACTCGGTTCAAATCAACTTCACAGCGGGTTACGGACCGACCGCCGACAAGGTTCCTGCCGCCGTGAAATCGGCGATGAAGCTCATGATCGGCACGTGGTTCTACAACCGCGAATCGGTCGCCGCCGGCGAGATGCGAATCGTGCCCGACACGGTCGAGGCGCTCATCGCTCCCATCGACCACGGGTCGTACGCATGATCGGCTCGAAGACAGGCCCGCGGAACACGTCTCTCGTCGTCCAACGCGAGACGCCCACCAAGAACCGGCTCGGCCAGAACGTCCCCACCTGGTCAACGGTTTACGGGACTCCGAGCCCGATTATGGGCTTTCAGCGTGCTCTCTCCGGCCGAGAGGCCATGAACGCGCAGCAGACGAAGGCCGTGGTCACCTTCGTCGTCGAGATCGACTATCTTGATGCGCCCACCATCGGCCCCAAAGACAGGCTCCTCGTCAACGGCCAGCCCTACAACGTCGAGTGGGTGAACAACGTCGACGCCCGCAACCGCAAGCTCCTGATTTACTGCACAGAGCCCGTCACGCCGACCGGCACGTAACACACCCATCATGGCCATTAATCACATCGCGGGACTCAGCCGCGGCGGCAACGGCAATCAGACCGTCTCGGGCGCCCAGCAAACCGGCACCAACGAGCCCGCGGTGCAGGTGCAGCTCGCCGCCTCGACCACGAACCAGCTGGTCGCCGTCGCGTTCACCGTCGCGAGCCTGCTCTCGATCTGGATCACCGTGGATCAGACCACGACGCTCAAAACCAACTCGACATCGAGCCCGGCGAACACCTTCACGCTCAGCCCGCTCGCTCCATTTTTCTGGCAGGCAAGCTCCGGAATCTCGTGTCCTTTTTCGGCCGACGTCTCGGCTATCTATCTCACGAGCGGCACGACTCTCACCAACGTAGCGATGTCTTTGTTGAAGGCATGAGAAATGGTCGGAAATATCACCCATCGAGCGAGGGTCTCCCGCCGCGGCAACGGCACGCAAACTTTCATCGCAACGCCTCTGTCCGGCTCTACAGAGATCTGCGTAAACGCCACGCTCCCAGGGTCGACCACCAATCATGCGTTCGCAATCCCGTTCACGCTCGCGAGCCTTCAATCGATTTGGATCTCCGTCGATTCAAATCACACGCTCACAACTAATTCCACGTCGAGCCCTTCAAATACGATCAGCCTTTCACCTTTCGCGCCACTGCTCTGGCAAGCGAACTCAGGTGTTTCATGCCCGTTCACCTCCGACGTGTCGACTGTATATCTCACGAACGGGGTCACCGCAAGCAACGTTTTAATCTTCATCCTCAATCGCTAAGATCCCTGCTATACATCGGCGATCATTAATATGTCAAATTTCGCAACATACACATTTTCAGGCGCAACAGCAGGAACCGACCTCAACGCTTACGCTCCAGTCGCCGGAGAGGTCGGAGGCACGTGGGTTCGACACGCATCGTTCTCTACCAATCCCGCTGTTTTCAGCGCGGCGAAACACGCGCGTAACAATGTCGCCGGAGCGCTTTCGGTCTACTATTCGCCCGCCGTTCCGCCCGCCGCCGATTACACGGTCGAGGGCGATTTCTTCGCGGCGGGTGGTGGATATGGGAGCGACATTGACGGGGTCATTCTCAGGTGCAACACTTCGTCCGACACGTTTTATACCCTTGTTTGGCTGCTGAACTCAAGCTGGGCGATCTATAAGCATGGTTCGACCGGATCGCACAACATCGGTAGCGGACCGATCGCGACTCCACTCGTCGATGGCTCGACGTACACGCTGAAACTTTCGGTGAGTGGGAGTTCTCTGACAGGCTCCGTTTCGACAAATGGCGGAGCGTTCGCCGTAGTGGTCGGGCCGATCACCGACACCGATACCACGGCGGCAGGCCAAGCCGGTGTCTATCTCCAGAACGGGGCCGCGAGCGACACGGAGGGTCTACATCTCTCGGGCTTCCGTGCATACGCGGGGACGGCACCAACCGTTACCAGCGGGACGGCCTCGGTCTCGTCGGTCGGCAACGCAACCGCGAGCCTTGTATGCGGCGCGGCATCGGCGGGCAGCGGCTCGTACACCTACCAGTGGTACATGGCGACCACGGCGGGGTTCACGCCTGGGTCGGGAAACCTTCAGGCGGGACAAACGGCTCTCACGTTCGTCCCGACGGGGCTCACGAACGGCACCGCATACCATGCAAAGCTTGTCGTCACAGACACCAGCACAAGCGCCACGGCCACGTCGAATGAAGTCAGCTTCACTCCGGCGGCGACCCCGGTCGTCGTCAGCGGAACGGCCTCGGTCGTATCCACGGGTAGCGGAACCGCGAGCCTCGCATGCACGGCCGCGACATCGGGCAGCGGCACATACACCTACCAGTGGTACATGGCGACCACGGCGGGGTTCACGCCTGGCAGCGGGAACATCCAGACCGGGCAGACGGCGCTCACCTTCGTCCCGACTGGGCTGACGAACGGTACCGCATATCATGCCAAGCTTGTCGTCACGGACACGAGCACAAGTCTCACGGCCACGTCGAACGAGGTCAGTTTTACCCCGGTGGCGTCCGTCCCTCACGTCGTCAGCGGAACCGCGTCCGTCGTCTCCACGGGTAGCGCCACCGCAAGCCTCGCATGCACGGCCGCCACATCAGGAAGCGGGTCGTATACCTACCAGTGGTACATGGCGACCACGGCGGGATTCACGCCTGGCAGTGGAAACATCCAGACCGGCCAGACGGCACTGACGTTCGTCCCGACGGGGCTGACGAACGGCACCGCTTACTACGCGGTGTGTGTCGTTACCGATACGAGTACGACGCTGAACGCCACCTCGAATCAGGTGACGTTCACCCCGGCTGCTGTCACCGGGTCGCCGACGATTCTGGTGAATGACGCGAACGTCTTTCTTTCGCCCTACAATTTCCAGGTATCAGGGTCGGCTTACGCGATCACGCCGAACACGGGCGCTTACGTCAAGCTCGGATTCACGGGAACGTCGCTGAGTCTTCTGTTCGACGCGACCGTCCTTCCCGGCGGTGCGAACAACCCCGAGATCCTTTACTCGATCGACGATGCCCCTTGGGTTTCCGCGCAGCTTGGAGCCAGCCCGCAAGTCCTTGCCACGGGACTGGTGAGCGGCACGCACCAGGCAGTGATCATCTTCAAGAGTCGCGTCCAAACCACACTGAGTTGGACGACCGGTGGCGGGTGCTTGAAGATCACCGGATTCGGCGTGGACAGCGGAGCCGCTTCCGCCGCGATCTCACCGGCGGCTCAACCAGGAAACATGCTGGTGTACGGCGACAGCATCACGGCTGGAATCTATACGATCTCCAGCGCGAGCGATCTCGCCGGCGACGACGCCTCACTCGTTTACAGCCGATATCTCGCGACCGCAATGGGATGCGAACTCGGCAACGTGGGGTTCGGTTCACAGGGATGGACGACGACCGGAATCGGTGCAGTCCCGGTTTTCCATAACCCGGCGGCTCCCGGGAGTTCCGGTTGGAACCAATACTTCCAGAACCAGTCGCGACTTACTGGAGGACTTCTCACCCCGGCCCCGACATACATCGTGTGCAATCACGGCACAAACGACGGCCTTCAGAATGTGGCGGACGCGACGGTTCGCTCGGTCGTTTCTTCATGGCTGACGGCCGCCAGGGCGGCGGCTCCCACCGCGAGAATCGTCGTCCTCATTCCTTTCGGCGGATGGAAATCCGCCGCGATCACGAATGGATTCACGGACTACCAAACGTTAGTGCCGGACTCGCTCTGTAAACTCGTGAACCTCGGTTCGACAGCGACGACGGGCATCACGGGCGTGGCGGCATCGTTAGAGTCATCGGACGGAGTTCATCCGCTCGGCAACACGCATGCCAAGCTCGCGGCGATGTCGGCGGCATCAATCGCGGCGGCGTTTTCCGGCGGGACTTATACCGACCCTGGTGTCGCGCACGTCCAATCCGGAACGGCTTACACGTTTAACTCAGTCGTGAAGACAGGGACATACGACCCGATCACCGGACAGTACACAGATCCGGGAGTCGCAAACGTGGCAACCGGAATCACCTATACCTTTGCGGGTGTTTCCAAGATTGGAACGCTTCCCAGCGGCGGATCATCTTTCTCGTTATCTACCGCGATGGGCACTCCTCGCGCCCTAGATGCGCTGGCCGATAGCGCAGTCACGGTTAACGACGTGCTCTGGGGAATCTACTCGACCCTCGTCGGACAGAATGATCAGTCCACGCCGACAATCTGGACTTCAAAAACACCGGCCGGAACGCTTGTTCGCACACGAGCCGTCACTCTCGCTACGCCTCCCATTAACGAAGTTCCTGTGAAAACGACATGAGCCTCGTCACTCTCGGCTTCGGAACGGGCGCCCTCGCAAGTCTCGGCTTTAATGGCTCATTCGCCCTTTCGTCGACTCCCACAATCACCTTCCGGCAGGCCCTCACAACAGCCCTTGAGGGGAACACGACGATCTCCAGCTTGAACGCGGGGATCTATCCCGTGCATGTTCCTGAAGATGGCACGCTTCCCGCCGTCTTGTACAAGATAAACCAGACCGATCGCTTCCACGACCTCGATGGAGTGACCGGCGTCTGCGTCAGTCACGTCACGTTCGCCACGGGCTCGACGGACTTCACGCTTGCGGAATCGCTTGCGAAGGCGATCTATAACCAGTTCGACGGCAACACCACCGCGCTCGTCGGGATCGTCCAGCTGGAAACGAAATCCGGCGACGAAGCCGACGAAGCCGAGCCTCCCATCGACGCGAGTGACCAGTGGATTTACTGGATCGTCATCCCCTACACGTTCATGTACGTTGAACCATCGCCCACCGGCTGATTTCCAACGATCTTCGCCTCACTGCACTCCACCTCATTTCATCTCCCGATCCGCGCGCCAGCCGCGCTAGCGAGTCCCATCCATGGCCCAACTCACCAAGCTGCCCGGCAAGGGCACGATTCTTCAAATGAAGATCGCGACCGTGTTCACCACGATCGCCTCTCGCGTCGAGCTGAAAGGCCCGGCTCCCGAGCTCGAGATGCTCGAATCGACCGACCTCGATTCGACTCAGAAAGAGTATCTCCCCGGCATCCCCGACGGCGGCGATGTTGAGGGCACGCTCTGGTTCAACCCCAACAACGCGGTGCATGCGACGATGCGCGACCGGGTCTATTCGCCCCAGGCCGCGAACGTCACGGATGAGTTCAAGCTGATCTATCCGGACAACTCCTCGACGACTCCCGCCAACGAAGATTTCACCGGATTCATTTACAAGTTCGCACGCACCGGCATGAAGCGGGGCGAGCTTGTGCAGGCCGAGTTCGCAATCAAGCAAACCGGCACCAATACGCGATCGCCCGGCGTCTGATTTCGCCCCGCCCCGAGCCGCCCCGCCCGGTTTTCATTTGACGGCCATTTTCAATACGGATCGGAACCATGGATCTCAACGACAAGTTCGCATTCTTCGCCGCCGTTCCCAAGCCGACGATCAAGCCCGTGCTTTTCGCGAACGGCAACACGACTTACGTCCGCACGATCACGATCGGCGAACGAGACACGGTGTTCGGGCAGAGCGAGGACGGCCAGAGCGCCACGGCCAAGCTCCTCCTCGCCTCGGTCTGCAATGCGACCGGAACGCGGATCTTCGACGAAGAGGACCTCGATCAACTGGCGACGTTGCCCGTGGATTTCATCGAGCCCGTCGCGACCGCCGCGCTTGAACTCAACGGCCTCAAGAAGGACGGCACAGAGGACGTTGAGGCTCCCGCAAAAAACTCAGAGAGCGACCCGAGCTAAGAGTTCGCGGTCGCCTTGCCTTGTTCTTCCGGATGCTTCCCAGCGTCTTCGACCAGGTCGTGACGGCCAAGGATTACGCGTTCCTACTCGCGTGGATCAGTGAATACGGCCTGCCCGATCTGTACAACTCGACCGGAACGATCTGCGCCTCGACCTTCAACGCGCAGGGCGGAAAGACGGACCCGGCCGATTTCATTCCCTACCTCGCGTCGTTCCCGAAGCCCGCCTTCGAAGACCTTCCGCTTCAGTCGCCCGAAGAACAACGGGCGATCTTCGCCGCCAAGAAAGCCGCCGCCGCGAAAGCCCATGGCCACCAGCAAGTTCAACCTCAACAGTAAATCCAGCCTCCCCGCCGACATGGCGGCGGCCGCGAAAAGCTCGAGAGACGCCGCGCGCGCCATCAGCGACCTCACTCAGCGCGCCAAGGAGTACTCCCGAAGCGTTTCGCTGATCGAGGAGACGGCCAAGCAACTCGCCAACGCCGGGGGGTCATCATCGTCGTCGTCGTCGAGCAGCTCGGGAAGCGGCTCGTCGTCATCGAAGGGGGGAGATCTCGGATCGCAAGGCGCGGCCATCGCCGCTCAGATGCGCGCCTCACTTGAGCCGATCGCGGGGCTTGCCGCCAAGATCGCCGCTCAGTTCAACGTCGTCGGCGGGGCGATCGTCACGGCCGCTCGACGGCTCGACGGCTTCATCAAGGCGCCCGGCCAGGAGAAGTTCCTCAACACCTTGGAGGTTCGCTTCCCAGGCGCGTTCACCAAGATCGGCATCAGCGCGTTTCGAGCCTATAGCAAGGTTCACGGCTTCTTCACCAACTTCGGCGACGTCGCCGGCAAGTCACTCGATCGAGTGGCGAAGGTCCGCTTCACGGCGCCCATCCAGAGTGCGAAGCAGCTTGCCGCCGCAATCCCTGGTGTGACCGCCGCCACCAACGCCGCGACATCGAGCGTGAAGAGCTTCGGCCGCGAGCTGCTCGTCGCGCTCGGCGTCTTCGGCGCGGCTTACAAG